AAAAACAGCGGTCACTGGCAAAGTCAAACCAGGATCTAAAGCTGCTAAACGACGTAAATCATATTGTGCTAGAAGTGCAGGCCAAATGAAAAAATTTCCTAAAGCTGCGAAAGATCCTAATTCAAGACTAAGACAGGCTCGTAGAAGATGGAAATGTTAAATGGCTGATCCAAAAAAAGGCACAGGAAAACATCCTGGAAAAAAACATGGTAGACGACTTTACACTGATGAAAACCCGCGTGACACTGTTGGGATTAAGTTCGCAACGCCGACGGATGCGCGCAAGACGGTTGCGAAAGTTAAAAAAATTAGTAAACCGTTTGCTAGAAAAATTCAAATTTTAACTGTTGGAGAACAGCGTGCCAAAGTTATGGGTAAAAGACAAGTCGCTGCAATATTTAAAAAAGGAAAGGAGTCAATAAGAAATGAGAAGAGCAATACTAAACGCACTAAGAGCTAGATACGAAGCCGAAATAGCAGAAGCAGATGCTACTGTAAATATTTATTTAAGTAATTCAGTAGGTATTGGAGAACACCCACAACATATTGATGAAGTAAATAAATTAATAGATAAGATAGCACAATCTAAAGAAAAACTAGATGTGTTAGATGAGTTTGAACCAGAGAAAGGAGACGCTTTATAATGGATTTTATAGATAAAATTAGAAAAGTAATTAAAATGAGACACGATGATGTGGTTGTTACAATGACATCTGGAGGTGTTGACAATATGGAAAAATACAACTATATGTTAGGTCAGATACGAACGTATCAGTATTTATTACAGGAAATATCCACCCTGCTAAAAACAAAGGAGCAAAATGACAGCGAAGGAACAATTATCAGTATCAAAACAAAAGATAATAACACCAAATAAAGAATTAGTTGGTGTAAAAAAATCAGAAAAAAAAGAAATCGATGAATCGTCAAAGCTTCCTGAACCAACAGGTTGGAGAATTTTAGTTTTACCTTTTAAACAAAAAGAAAAAACAAAAGGCGGAATACTATTAGCAGATACAACAGTAGAACGATCACAAGTAGCATCAACTTGTGGTTTAGTTTTAAGAATGGGACCACACTGTTATGATAAAGAAAGATACCCAGAAGGTCCTTGGTGTAAAAAAGGTGATTGGATTATCTTTGCAAGATATGCTGGATCACGAATTAAAATAGATGGGGGTGAGATAAGACTTCTCAATGATGATGAAGTTTTAGCAACCGTGGAAAACCCTGAAGATATATTCCACGAATTTTAACATAGATAAGGAGAAAAACTATGCAAGAAGAAGAAAAGAAAACAGTTGATATCGACACATCTGGTCCAGGTGCTGAGGTAGAACTGCCAGAAGAAAAAAAAGAAGAAACAGTTGTAGAACAACCACAAGAGGACAAAACATATGAAAATGAACGTGAAACAAAACTTGAAGACGGTGGTAGCGCCGGTGACTCATCTGAGAAACCTGTGGAGCAGCCTGCTGTTCAAGAAGATAATAAACAAGAAGATAACAGTAAACAAATTGAAGAGTATTCTGAAGGCGTTAAAAAGCGAATAGCTAAATTAACGAAAAGAATGCGTGAAGCCGAAAGACAAAAAGAAGAGGCTATGCGTTATGCTGAAAGTGTTAAAAAGGAAAGAGACCAATTTAAAACTACAGCAGATTCTTTAGATAAAAATTATGTTACAGAAATGGAAGGAAGAATTACTTCTTCTATTGCAGCAGCTCAAGAAAAATTAAGAGCGGCTAGACAAGCAGAAGATCCTAAAGCTGAAACAGAAGCTTTGGCTGCCATTTCTCAACTTGGTTATGAACAGGGTAAATTAGCTGAACTTAAAACTCAGCATCAAATGCAAGAGACAGCTGCAAAAGAAACACCTGTTGAACAACCACAAAGACAACCACAAAGACAAGCTCAAACTCCGCCTGATCCAAAGGCAGAAGAGTGGGCTGAAAGTAATGAGTGGTTTGGTAAGGATAGTGCAATGACATACACAGCATTTGATTTGCATAGAAAACTTACTGAAGAAGAAGGAATTGACCCTAGATCTGACGAATATTATAAGGAAATAGATAAAAGAATAAGACTTGAATTTCCGCATAAATTTGATACATCTAAGGACAAACCAACTAGTAAACCTACACAAACCGTTGCCTCTGCAACGCGTAGTCCAAAGACTAGTCGAAAATCTGTGAGACTCACTTCATCACAGGTCGCAATAGCGAGAAAATTAGGAGTGCCATTAGAAGAGTATGCGAAACAACTTATGAACACGAAGGAGGTATAGGCATATGAAAAAAGAACAACCAACTCGTGCGAGCCAAGCTAGAAAAAGTGATTCAACAAAAGTTGAAGCACAAGCAAAAACGGTAGCTCCAAAAGAGAGACCAAAAGTTTGGACTCCACCATCGTACTTAGATACGCCCAACGCGCCAAATGGCTACAGACACAGATGGGTCAGGGTAGAAATCCTGGGATTTGTCGACACGAAAAACATACAAGGACGCTTAAGATCCGGGTATGAATTAGTAAGAGCTGACGAATATCCAGAAGAGGACTTTCCCGTAGTTGCAGACGGCAAATACGCAGGGGTGATCGGGCACGGAGGCCTTGTGCTGACAAGGGTACCAGAGGAGATCGCGCAGCAAAGAACTGAATACTATGCTAAACAAGCACAGGATCAGCAGGCTGC